TGGAGCCACACGTTTAGTAACAAGAGCCACGTTATCTTCGTTAGGAGCCATTACAGAAGATCTTAGTACACTCTCGTTTAATTGTTGAGGTGGATTTTTATCAGCTTCTCGCGCCATTTGTTCCATCATACGTGCTAATAATGGGTTTCCACCGCCCGTCATAATTCCTTCATTATTAGGAACCGCTACTCCTTTGCCACCTGTTAATCGTTTCATCATTCCTATTGGACCACCAGATACGGTAGCTAAACCTGTTTGTACAGGAGTTGGAGGAGTTGGTGTGCCTAATTCACTCGTTGCAGGCGACATAGTTGCTATACCTTGAGCTTCCATTTGCGCTCCTTGCATTTGTGCGCCACTTGAACTTGCTCTATACGCTTGATTGTTATGAACAAAAGGAGATCCTTCCCCACCTGTTTGTAAAGCTCTTTGGTTTGCTTCCTCTAATGTTCCGCTTTGGCTTAGTGTTCCTATACCACCTGTTGCAAAATTGGTACTAAAATTTCTGTTGTAATAATCTTGCGCATCTTCAAGACCTATTCCTGTAATGTTAGATATTTGTTCAGGAGTGTACCGTGGTGAAATACCAGACTGTCTTAATAACTCATGACCGCGTTGTCCGCGTTTTTCTTCATCGCTTAATTGTGTAAATTGCTCATAAGCTAATCTTTCTGGATCTGTCATTCTTAACAGTTCCTCTCTATCTGGCATTGGATCTTCTTCCTCTTGCGATAGATAATAAAGACCCGCGCCACCCGCTGCCGCTGCACCTACTAAATATTTGTTACGTTTAATCCAATCGTAAGCGTTGCCTAAAGTTGATCCTGTGTCGGCTGCACTTGCAACCGTCTCACCAGCAACATTTACATTGCCTCCTGCAACATCGGAATAACCACTGCCAGGTCTAAACACTCCTTTTTGTGCTTGCTCACCTAGTTGCATGGTCTGCCCAGGTTGATAACCTCCACCAGTGTCCGTATTAATATTGGCACCAGTTCCGGTTCCAGTTCCAGTTCCTCTGCCCACATTACTAAATCTGTTTGCTTGATTTACATCTGTACCACCACCTGTAGTAACAGGTTGATTTAATGGTTGATTAATAGGTGATTGTTCAGTTCCGGCACCTGAAAGTTGTGTTGCTTTTTGTTCAGTTGCTGTTACAGGTTGGTTACCTTGGAAAGTTTGTCCACCGCCAAATGTTTGATAACTTGGGAACACTGTACCAGCAATTTTTTCAAATGTGTTTCCTCCTGGTGCAAAACTTGATCCTAAGGTTTGTCCTGTGCTTTTAAAAGCTAAATCCATACCTCTTGGACCAAATATACCTTGTGCTAATGGATTGTTTGCTCCACTAGAAAATAAATTACTTGCTGCGTCAAAAGGAGCTAATGCGCCTTGTTTTACTCCAGAGAAAAACCCACTTAAACCAGAACCAGCAGGAGCATTTATAAGACTTTTTACACCACTACCTAATGCTGACGCGCCATACGATAAAGCCGCGCTTTTTAGAGCATCACCCCACGATCCACCTGTAGCTTTAGAATATAAAGCGGAAGCAACGGGGCCACCAATTCCTGGTGCTATCATGTTACCTATTATAGGAACAACAATAGGAGCTATCTTTTTTACAACTCTTTTAATAGCTTTAAATATTTTTTTAAAGAAAAACTCTGGTTGCCCTGTTAAAGGGTTAATAGAGTTTAAAGAATTTCCTACAACATAACGATTAGGGTTTTTAATACCCATTAAACGCATTTGTTGGAATAATTGATTTTTTAATTCAGGATTAGCTTCTAATATTTCAGCAGGAACTACGGTTTCTCCGTGAGCAGCGTGAACCATATATTCATCGCCGTACCGTCCTAAAGTTCCTAACCCACTGGCAAGAGCTTCAATAGACGGCTCTCCTTGGTATTTAGGTGTTTGAGTCTGCATTTATGATACCTCCAAAACACTTGCGAAAACATTTATAACGTTTCCGGTTGCACAATTTACTAGAAGCGTATCACTTTCCTCTAACACAAAAGGACCTGTGAGGGACGAGGTTGCCGAAGCAGCTATTGTTTGTGTATCAATGATAGCTGTCTTCGAAGCCGAAGCATCTGTTATTTTTCTCAAAACAACAACACTCCCACTATGACTATTATACACATTTATAACTTTTACAATAGCCTGAGTTGCTGTTGGGCATGTATATATTATGGTATCTGACGTGCCAGAAGGTATTGTAACGATATTTTTAAACGCATTTGCCATTTTATTCCATAAACCAAATCACTGAACGGGAATCATCTTGTCCTTCTATAACTTCAGGCATTTCCTTAGAAGTTAAGGCCATTTCAATATCTCTTAGTATTCTCTGCCACGCAATAGAGTCATAAGGTTCAGGTGCATCTGCAAAACTACTGTTTAATAATCGCGCCATTATATACCCTTTATTCTAATTTTTGTTTTTCCACGAATAGCTTCACCGTCTACTGGGCAATTCATTCCGCCATGTTTATAATTTTTTTTCCATTTCTTATAAACTTTAGGCTCATTAATTTTTAAATACGTTTCTTGTTTCTTTGATTTAAAAGGCATTAGCGTCTCCCATCTGGTCGTATGTCTAATCGTAAGTCACCTAGTGTCCATGCTACATCGGTTGTTGTGCTTTGTATACGAATAACTGCTTGACGTGAACGCGCTCGTAAAAAATTCTGATCTGTTGAAGATGTAACAGCACTTGTAGAGTTTGTATCTAAAGCACTTCCTGGAAAATTACGTGTTTTAACAACATAATCAACTGTAGCTCCTGTGCCTGTTAAATCTACATCAGGAATAAGTCTATTAATAAACATAAACTCATTACCATCGCCTAAATCAAAATCAGCAGACTGAATATAGGAATTCATCGCTTCTCCATCAGCATCGGTTCCGGTTTCTTGTATATAGATGTATTCATTACCATTTGCTGTGCCTGCCGCTCTTGGATTATCATGAATACTGTAATCTACCCAAGCTGTACGCACCATAGTTCCTATGTCCCAGGTGCCTTCTGTATAATTGTATTTAGCGTAACGATCTATTTCTGTAGATCCTGAAGATACATAAAACCAAAACACTTCGTCAAACATACGGTTAGAAGCTGCAAAAAATTTAAAACTTTGATTAAGATTAATATCATCAAACACATAACGTAATACTGTGCATGGTATTATTTCTATTCGACCTGTATAAGCATAGAAGTTTTCTCTGTCCATCCAGAACACACGATCGCCTACAGTAGTAACCGCATTAGGACCTACTATAGATACGTTACTTGCTAGTAATGTAAAACCAAATGTTAAAGGCGGTCCTACAAATCGCATAGCGTGTAAGTTTGCATCTGTCCAAATTAATATTTCTTGTCTAGTTTTTTGTGCCGATATAATTTCAGAACCAGAAGATATACGTTGCGCGCCAGCTGTATTAGTGGCTGTAGGTGTCCAATCAAACGGTGCTTCTTGAGAAGACCATCGCACTAATAATAAATCTTGTTCAGTTTCGCCTTGAGCATTACAAGCAAAAGCTATTAAATGTCTGTCCGCACCTGATACCATTATACGTCGTGTTATAGTAGGACAATCTGATGCACCAGATTGTGATGCTAAATCGGTAGCACGAGCAGTTAACCCTAATGTTTTATCCCAATAATAAGGTGTACCATCGTACACACTAAAAGCTAAATCTTCGCCCCAATTGTCTTGTGACCACAATCTAATGTTTTGACCTGTAGAAGCTGTAGTAGTTGCAGGACTTCCCCATCCTACAAAATCATTAGCTTCTTTTACAACTACACCACCGCTATGAGAAACATTACTTGTTCCTCTTGCACTTCTTACAACTCCTGCATCTAGTGTGTTTCCTGTTTTTCCAGTATATAAAATTAATTCATCTTCTATATTAATAAGACCTACAAAAGTAACCGTATCTCCACTTGTATGCCCTGCTATACTAGAACCATCAGAGTTTCTTGTTAAATCAGATAAAGTGTTAGAATTTTTTGTACCATAACGAATATACTCACTGTTTATTTTTATAGTGCCTTTATCAGGAAAAGCTGTGGCACTTGTTAAAACAATTGAAGAACTAAAAACTGTAATATCGCCATTAAGTGTAGTAGAAGCTTGTTCAAAATATGTAGCACTTGTTAAAGGAATAGAAGTAGCAGAATCCGAAATACCAGAAGCTAAAGTTGTAGCTGAATAACTTGAAACAACTCCGCCCCAAAACCCTGCTCCAAACCCTGTTCCTGACACCACAGTGTTTAATCCTGTGTTTATTTGATATTCAGCAGAAATAGAAGAACCACCGCCATTTGCAGAACCACTACTTGCTGTTCCGCCTGTGTTTACCTTATAAGTGTTTGCATCTATAACCTGGGTAATTTGTTGTTCTTTATTTAAATCTGAGGTTGTTAAACCATCAAAAGCAGTTGCTCCGCTATACGTTACAAAATCATTAACTACAGCACCATGTGCAATATCTGTAACTGTAATAATACCATTTCCTGATGTACTTAAAAAAGGATTTGTTCCTAATGTAACTGTTTTACGAACAGGTGTAATATCATTATAACCACCACCTTGTTCTATATAAAATTTAAACTCAGTACCTAAACCCATAAATTGCGAGTTATCTAACGCTGCCCATACATGCAAAGAACGGCCTGTCCCTTGAAAAGAGGTACTACTTAAACGTGACCATCCGCCCATTTTCTCTGGGCGACCTTTACGAAATCGAATAAGATCAGAATCATACCAACCGTTTTCACTACCATACGAAGTAGTTTCTCGATTAACGCCTGGCTTAAATACTATACGCGCTAAAGGCACTGTTAACTCCCTACATTAATTTTTCTAGGGCGACCTCTTTTGCGTTTAGGAGCCACCGTAGGAGCACACTGACATCGCGCTCCAAATACTTTTTCAAATAGCTTTTTAAACCAAGCCATTACTTATCTCCTATAACTTTTTACATTTGCATCTGTAGTCCAACGATTAACTCTCGCCACAACATCTACTGTACCATCACCTTTAAAGGTATCTGTATGCAATGCAATAAATGCTGTCATATCTGATGCTCCATCTATTGCTGTACAGATATTGCCATGATCCGTTCTAATTGCTGCCATATATGTTACTACTGCTGAAGGAATAGCTGTTTCTGCTGTAACTTTGCGTTGTATTAACCAATCAAACCCTTGTAACAATCCATTAGCATCAGTTGTTGCTTTATTTTTAGCAGTAGTTTTTAATCCATAATTAATTATTTTTGTTGTACCATCTAATTCAAACAATTGATTGCCTTCTTCATCTTTAGCATCTTCGTCAGCTAGTTTCTTATCGGCAGATTTAGTTATTGTTTGAACTACTTTATTTCCTGAAACTGCATAAGTTGGATCATTAGAAATATAATAGTTATTATCTAATTGTGCTGCTGCTGTTACAGGATATATTTTTAATGCTAATTTATCAGAATCAGACATCGCATTTAATTCTGCTTTATCGTAATTCCTATTGTTTATGGTGATTCTCGAAGGAAATTCTCCATAAACATTTGTTACATTATTTGAGTCGTTTACTAAAGCCCACATTGTTTTTCTCCTATCTTGCTGTTGCGTATTTAAATGGGTTTTCTG